TAGGGACTTCTAATTCAACTGCAGATTCCATTATATCCACTATTCGTTTAGCTTGTTTATCATCTTCGATAGATAAATCAAGTTCATCATGAATTTGAATATGTGCTACTATACCTTCTTTATAAAGTTCTAACATAGATTTTTTTGTCATATCTGCTGCAGAGCCTTGAATTAATTTATTTAAAGATTTGTAAGTGTAGGCACGTTTAATCCCTGGTCCATGTTCCCTGAGTGCTTCTTCATGAGGCAATGCTTTATGCATCCCGAATGAATTGGGCTCCCATAAATGGAAGCGACACAAACGACCTAGCAACGTTCTAATTTGTCCTCGTTCCTGAGCTCTATTTGAAGCTTTATCCATGAGTTGTTTAACGAAGGGTACACGACTGTGATAAGTATTAAATAAGTCGGCTGCTTTCTCTTTCGTGACTCCGAGTTCTGCTTGAAGTTTAGCCTTACCCATTCCATAAAATAGTCCAAGATTAATTGTCTTAGCTTGAGACCGAGGAATCTCTGCCATGTCTGCTACGGTCTGGTGGAAATCTGCTTTAACATTTTCTTTGTAAGAATCGAGTACATCATAGACGGATGGAAGTTTGTAAAGAGCGGCGTAATGAACCACGAGTCTCGGTTCTTGCTGATTATAATCAAAACATCCCCACTTACATCCTTCCTCAGGTATAAATAGACTTCGAATCTTAGGTCCTAAGTCCTTGTTTCTAGCGGGAATTTGCTGAAGGTTAGGGTTTTGATAACTAAATCTTCCGGTCACCGTTCCCCCTCCTGCATTTCTAAGTTGGTTTATCTCTGCATGGATTCTTCCTTTATGTTCGTATCTTAAAATAGAATCGATGAAAGTGGTACGAGCTTTATTAATTTCTCTAGCTTTAGCAATCATATTGACCACAGGATGTTTATGTTCTTGTAAAAAATTTTTAGTAAAAGAAGGAGCAGACGTTTTGTCGGTTCGGGGGTATTCTATTTTTAACATATCAAATACATTCGCCACGGATCGTGCTGCCCATATCTGAGTGTCAACATTGGTTTCTAATTTTATTTTATTAAGAAGTTCTCTCTCTTCAGCTACGAGAGATTTTTTCATAGCATGAGCTCTTTCAATATCAACTCGTACGCCCTTGAATCGCATATCGACTAGACATGGAAAGAGATCTGTTTCCAAATCAAAAATGTCCTCTAGATCTTGTTGAATAATTTCTTTTTTAAGCTCTTGCCAAAGGCCTAAAGTAATCTCAGCGTCTCGCTCTGCATAGGAGCCTGCGTGCATGGCAGGCAGCTTATACATTTCTGCTTTAGGATTGATTCCCCACTCTTCTGCAGCTTCTGCTAGTGCTCTTTCATTTTTTCCGTAGCCTAAATAATGCCAGGATAAACTATTGAGATCGTACCTATATCTATTTTCATCAGTGACTGCTGCCGCGAGCATGGTACAAACAATGTCACCATTGATTTTAAAACCCATAGCCCTTAACCAACACACGTCATAAATAGCATTGTGAAATATTTTTGTGGAAGGAGATTCTAGAATATCTTTAAGCCAATCTAAAACTTTAGCTTTTTCCATGTTACCACCCCCTTCATGGGCAATTGGAAAATATCCTTTGTAATAAGAAGTGGCGACGGCTATGCCTATCACTTCTCCATTACCGATAATAGAACCGGATCCTTTTTTAATAAGATCAGGATCTTTTGTTTCTAAATCTATTGCGATTTCATCTACTTGGCGTAGGTCAGGAAATTCTGTAGGTTTAACCCATTCGGTCTGGGCTTCAAATCTAGGAATTCTCATTTCAATACTTTCTTTAAGTCTCCAAGTTTTACTTTATTACTAATCACTCCCTGCTTAGATAACTCTTTCCATTTATTGTACCCATCTATCCAACTTTCTCGAGGGCCGTAATCTCTTTCAATTATCATATCAATATAATGTTTAGCCTTTTCTAGATCTTGTACCTCTCCTTTATGTCCGTGCCTGCAGATATATTTAATAGCATTTCCTTCTGCAAAAAGCAATTTGTTCTTGTTTATAAACTCACTGGGCTGAACTACCATATCTTTATAATGAGCTCCTCCAATTTGTTTATTGTATACTTTCGATGTCATATCCTTTGTCCTCCTTTTTTGCCGCCATGATATATAAATTTTGTTTAGTACGTGTGACGCCCACATACCAGATTCGGTTTTCCTCATCCTCTTTATCAGGACTTTTTTCAATAGCCTGCCTGATAGTTTTGGTATTATCTAAAATAAGTAAAACATTTTCAGCTTCACCTCCCTTAGCGGCGTGAATCGTTGATAGTTTTACTCTAGCTTCTTTAGATAATTCTTCTCCACTTTGTAACATGTCACGAATATAGAGACTATCTTCAGGTTCAGTTTCAAAAACTTCAAACCAACGTTGAGTGTGGCTATAGCCAAATTCTCTTAAATCATAAAGTCTTTCTTCCTTTCCTGGAAATTCTTTACCAAAATATTCGAACAAATCTTTACACTCAGAAATGGATAGTTGGGATCCTTGAGTCCAGCGTGTATAATTTTGAATCGCATCATACAGAAGAGTTTTATAACTCTTTCTATTCTTATATTCAAAGTAAATTCCCATATCTCTGAGAATGGGTTTAAGTTTTATTAATTTGTCATTATATCTAGCCAACACTAACCACTTTCCTTCATGTAAGGGAACATCTTCAATAGACGTAACAGGATGTATGGATCCTTCTTCATTTCTTGCTTTCCATTCTTTTTTTAATCTCCGTTTATCCGGTATTCTACTCAGAATATTATCAGCAATATGTTGAATCAATCTAGGAACTCTATAAGATTGTGGTAACACTATTTCTTTTGCCGGTTCTTGTTGAAATCTCTTTACATCTGCACCCGCCCAGCCATAAATCGCTTGATCGTCATCGCCCGCTAAGATAACATATTTGGAATTTTTCTTAAGAGTTTCAAACATCTTCCATTGAATAGGGGATAAATCCTGTGCTTCATCAATGAAAACAACGTCATATTTTGGACACAATTCTGACACAATGAATTTTTCGATCATGTCGGTGAAATCTTTAAGGTGAAAAGATTTTTTATAATTGTCTAGCTCATCTCTTAAAATATATAATAAATTTTTATCTAAATCTTGGGAATACATATCGGTATTGTATTCTTCTTCGATAGGTATTTCTTTGATGCGAGCAGCATTAATTATATTAAAATATTCACTATCAGAGTCCACAAAGCCGGTCTTCTCTTCTCCATTAGAATAAACAGTTACTTCTATTCCTAGACTTCTGCCTATGTCTTCATAGTGTTCATCCTGCATAACTTCACTTTTCTTCATTCCTAGTTTCCAAAACGCCAGGGAATGTAAAGTTCTAAAATGTTTTAATTGTTTTTCACTAATGTTTGGATTTTGGTCGAGCATTCTTTCTTTGGCTTCCCCTGCTGCTTTTTTAGTAAAAGCAAAATATCCTATCCTGTCTAGAGGAGTCCCGAGTTTAAGAAAAGTTCGAGCGTAGTGTAAGAGACGTGTTGTTTTCCCTGTTCCCGGAGGCCCGAGTATTTTTCTCATCATAAGATATCCGTTTTATGTTTTAACTTAGTATGATGAATGGGAACGTTTTCAAATTCTTTCGTAGAAATTTTTACAACATTCTTAGTGGGTGTATTATATCTTCCTCTATCTTTGGTAGGGAATCTTTTTTGATCTAGAAATTCTATGGCACAATCTTTATAAGTCACTTCCATCATCGTACCTGTCTTATCTTCGCTGTACTTCCAGTTCTTAGATTTTAGTTTATCATAAAATTTATCAAATTTAAAAAAGGCAAACCCTTCCTCTATAAGAACTGTTCCAGTTTTAAATCCTGCGTCGTTCATAGCTTTGGGACCATTAATCTTTGCATGAAGTACATCATGTAATTTTTCCTTAGAGCTTGTTCCGATTGGAGGGTTGACTATTTTTTCAGTTTTCCACAAAGCGTCTAGAACGGTTTGATCATCATCCCCTTTAATAATGGGAGGAGCGAATCCGGCAGCTTTAGATATTGAATTTCTTCTTTTACGTTGATCATTAACATGTTCCACTGATCTACAATGAACCGTGGCTGTGCTTACTCCATCTGGTTTAATGACATCGAATTCGTATTCTGGTTCAGGATCCAGATCTATTTTTTTAAGATTGGTTAGAATAGGATACGTTCCTTTAGATCCTGCTAAGACTCCGAATTTTTTCTTAACACAGATTCCTTTTTTACAATGATCGCTGATAGGACTTTGAGTACATGTATATCCTTTCAAAGAACGTGCCCAGGATCTTACTTTAGAATTTAATAATTTATCGTCCCATGCATTAGCATGTTGTTCAGCAAAATATTTAACAGGAGCATTTTTAACTTTTTGTTTCCAGGTATCTTCATACTTCAGCTTCACAAAGACATGGTAGTTGTACATGAACCGATCTTTGCCATCGAATTGAGGATCTTTCATAATAGTAGACAGGTGAGCTAAACAAGGTGGTCCTTCTCTAAAGTCTTCATCAGCCCCTTTATAAATTGCCTTATCAATACCTTCAGTAATTTTATTTAATTCATCTGGGTGCACCAGGTTAGACTCAACTAAGGGTATGAATTGTTCAAAAGTAAATTCTGTTCCGTCGGTGTTAAGAGCTCTTCTTTCTATTTTATTAAAATAAGGGAGATTAATAAATTGCCCTGGTCTCAGCCCCCCTCCTTCAAGATCCCGAGTGAGCTGCGTTTGTTTAGGAAAAATTTCTGTGTCTGATTTTAATTTAAAAAGGGGAAGAAGATTACTTAAAAAAGATTTTAATGTAGCTGCGTCTACAAACTTTTTCATAAAGATATATAAATGAATCGACCCACTTTTAGACAGAATAGGGATGAGGGGCAGCTCGTATTCTTGAATTTTATCTATGACAGATTTTCTGTCGAAGTTGATATAATTTTTTGGATCAATGTCGATAAGACCAAATTTAGTTTCCCCTTCTTGGTTGCAGGGTTGCATTCCTATGGATTTTTTACCATTTAAATGATCAATATAAACTTGATCAGTGAGTTTTTCGTAATTCCAGCGATAGTCTCCTGGTTTTAATCGGAGCTTACCACTATCCGGATCAACATAGGCATTCTTAATATTAGCGACACCATAAGCTCCGCGATAACCATTAAAGATCTGTATATATTTCTCACTCATAATACCTTTCCATGGGCCCTTGAGTCTCCCGCCGGGCCCACGTCATGCATGATTTCTTCTTCCGAAGAAATTAGAAATGCGAATCAGACCCTTTCGGTTTATCATCGCCATGTTTTACTTTGACACTTCCTTTAGAAATGTTTTCAGAAAACGTTTTGGCTTGTTGATAAGCTTGACTATCAGTAACTGGTCCTACCTTACTTACTTCCCAACCAAACCAAGTGCCTTT